GTGGTTTAATCTGAGATCCATTATCTATTCCACGGACACTTTTCTGGCGCAGAAGCGCTGCGACCATACCCCCGAACTCCGGCAGCTTCTCGCCCGCTGGAACGACAACCGCACGGAGGTACGTAATGAAAGTGAAACTACTGAAGTACGCCCTGGATAACCAGCGCTATGACCTGGCCGCGCATGCCCTCGTCTACGGCTTGATCAAGGCTACGATTAAGGAGAATGGCAAAAAGAGGCGCCCCCAAAGGCAATCAAAACGCTCGTAAGCACGGCTTCTACAGCCGGGCCCTGACCGAGGCCGAAAAGGTCGACCTCGACGAAGCATCCTTCATTGAAGGCATCGACCAGGAGATCGCCTTCCTCCGCATGAAACTCAAGGAACTCGCCGAGAACGAGCCGGACAGGATCGACCTTCACTTGGAAGCAGCTAACACCATCGCCCGCCTGATCAGGACCCGCTATCAGATATCAAAGGAGCAGAAGCAGTCACTCAAAGACGCCATCACCAAGGTCCTGAGCGAGGTGGCCGCACCACTGGGAATCGCCGTCAACATAGGAATGAAGGCAGCAGGTAAATGAAACTCAGACCATACCAACAGGAGGTAGCCAAGGCAGTTTTGGAAAGTATCCAGAGCAATAGAGGCCTCACCTTATCAGTCGAGATCGCCAGGCAGGGGGGCAAGAACGAGCTCTCAGCCCACCTCGAAGTGCTCCTCTTGACCATATACATGGCCAAAGGCGGCAGCCTGGTCAAGTGCTCGCCGACCTTCAAGCCGCAGACGGTCATATCGATCGCCAGGCTCAAGGAGCGGCTTGACGAGTTCGGCTACGACCGCATCTACCGCACGGAGATGGGGTATATCATCTGCCTGGGTGCAGCCAGGGCCGTATTCCTCTCGGCCGAGGAACATGCCTCCGTAGTCGGACACACAGCCGACATCCTCCTCGAAATCGACGAGTCGCAGGACGTGAGCAAGGAAAAGTACACCAAGGAGTTCCGACCCATGGGCTCACCCACCAACGTCACCACCGTCCACTATGGCACCACCTGGGACGATACCACCTTGCTCGAGGAAGTCAAGCTCACCAACCTTGAGCTTGAGCGGAAGGATGGCATCAAGCGTCACTTCCGTTACGACTGGCAGGAGGTCGCGAGGTACAACCCGGACTATCAGCGATACGTAGAGGGGGAGAGAGCCAGGCTCGGCCAGGACCACCCCTTATTCCGCACCCAGTATCTTCTCCTGCCTATCAAGGGCGGCGGAGGCTTCTTGACCCGCCAGCAGATCGCAGGCATGCAGGGCATGCACCGCAGACTTAAAGGCCCCGCCGACGGAAAAGCCTATATCGCCGGCATCGACCTCGCCGGGGAGCGGGAGGAGACGAAGGAGGAAGCCCTCACCGCTGCCCGGCAGAAGCTGGACTCCACAGTCATCACCATCGCAGAGATTGATACCATCCAGCTCGCTACCTCCAGCCTGGTCGAACCGCTGCTCAAGGTTGTCGAGCACTACCAGTGGACCGGCACGCCGCACAGCCAGCTCTACCCTCTGATAGTAGAGACCCTCAGGAAGTGGAAATGCCAGAAGGTACTGGTTGATGCCACCGGAATCGGACAGCCGGTCGCCAGCTTCCTGCGCAAAGAGCTCGGAAGCAGGATCACCCCTTTCACCTTCACACAGAAAACCAAGAGCGACATGGGATTCGAACTGCTTTCCCTGGTCAATAGCGGCCGCCTCAAACTCTACTATCAGGACGGCTCGAACGAGTACCGAGAGTTACTAACGCAGCTCGAAAAAGCCCGCTCACAATACCGGCCCAACCAGACCATGAATTTCTACGTCGATCCCCAGGAAGGACATGACGACTTTCTGGTCAGTCTGGCCCTGGTCGCAGAGGCAGCCAGAGACTTCAGCCCCAGGGCAGCCAAAGGAGGCCTCAGAGATGACTGAGTTTACCCCATCTTCCCTCAACCGCCTGGATACCATCCGCCTGGCGGCATACAAGACAAACCTCGACTTTTACAGCGGTACCCAGTGGCAGACCACATCACGCCACCGACAGCTCGTATTCAACTACGCCAAGGCGTCGGTGGACAAGATCACGAGCTTCCTCATGCAGGGACTGACTTTCGCCTGCTTTCCCGGCGACGACACCGACGAGCTCAAAGGCCGGGTCAAACAGGCCGAGCAGCTCCTCCACCAGGTCTATGACCAGAACAACCTGCAGCAGCTCGATTACGAGACGGAGATTGACGCTGCCGTCCTGGGAGACGCCTGCTATAAAGTCACCTGGGATACCGACCAGAAGCGTATCCGAATTACCGCCCCCGATGTATCGGGCATCTTCGCCTGGTGGCTGGGAGACGACACGTCCCGGGTCTGGAGAGTCGCCTCACGCTACACCCTAACCCAGGATGAGCTGTCTATCCTTTACCGACACACGGCCGACAAGCAGGCCACCATCACCGAGCTATGGACCGCCAGGGACTTTCAGCTCTACCTCGACAATCAGCTCCTCCAGTCGAAGCGAAACCCCTACGGCTTCATACCCTTTATCATCTTCCCCAACGTCAAGAAACCCAAGGATTTCTGGGGAGAGTCCGATATCCCCATCCTCATGCAGCCACAGAGAGAGCTTAACAGAGCCATCAGTCAGCTATCCAGGATACTCGAGCTCTCAGGAAACCCCATCGCCGTCCTCGAGAACGTCGCCTCGGCAGAGGATATCAAGGTCCAGCCCGGCGCTCTCTGGGCGATCCCCGAGGACGCTAAAGCTTACCTGTTAGACCTCCTGCAGGGTGGCGGAGTCAGGCTTCACATAGATTACATCGATGTCCTCTATCGGTCGCTGCACGACATTACCGAAATGCCCAGGGCCGCCTGGGGAGGCGTAGAAAGAGACCTCTCAGGCTCGGCCCTCAGAATCGAGCTCAGCAGCCTTATCCAAAAGGTCATACGAAAGCGCATCATCAGGACTAATGTCTACCATCAGCTAAATGCCATGATACTAAAACTCGCCGAGAAGTACATGAACGCCGACTTCGAGGGAATCAACCATCGTATTGTCTGGGGGCCGGTCCTACCCCAGGACGCAGACAGACAGGCACAGACCGAGCAGCTTCTCGTCCAGGCCGGAGTCCACAGCAGGAGGACGGCCATGGACGAAATCGGAGTCCAGGACCCCGATGAGGAGTTCGCCAGGTGGTTGGATGAAAGGAAGAAAATCCTGGAAATGAATAGGGAGTTCAGGGCACAGTCCACACGCGGCGGAGCGAGAGAGAGAGCGACAGCCCCGGAGATGGAAGTTCCCGACTGAAGTCGGGATCCCGATCGTTGTCGGGAGCCTGAGTAATAACTCACCCCCTCTGTCGTTGCGAGGGGCGAAGCCCCGAAGCAATCTCAAGAGGAAATAGGAGAAATGTATGGAAGAAGAAAAGAAAGAACCCCAATCGGCAACCCCGGAGACCAATGCCAACTTGACACCGGCAGACCTGGCTGCCCTCAAAGCCGAGCTCGAGGAGGAGAGGAAGGCCAACGCCGCCGCCGAGGCAGCCCTGGCTGAGAGGGACAAGAGGATCGCCGAGCTCCAGGCCTCAATCTCAGTGGTTCAGCAGGCAGCCGAGACGGCCAGCGCCGAGCTAGCTCAGGTCAAGGACGCCCATGCCAAGGCCATCTCCAAGTACCTGGAAGTGGTGAAGGCAGCCAACCCTACCATCCCAGCCAACGTCATCACCGGCGCCACCATCGACGAGATCGACGCATCGGCGGCCAAAGCCCTGTCTATTGCCACTGCCGTCAAGGCCAACCTCGAAGCCCAGGCCAAGCAGGTCAAGGTCCCCGCCGGAGCACCCCCTAGAGGCGAGATATCCCCCGAGGGCATGTCCCCCAGGGACAAGATCGCCGCTGGAATACAGCAAAAAGGAGGAACTACCTAAATGTTAGACATAATCGAAATGGGAGTTTGGGCAATGCTGGGCATCGGCATCCTCACCGCCCTCATCGTGCTGATCACCCACATCGTCGCCCAGAGGTCCCAGCAGCACATGAACGAGACGTCCCAAGCTAACCTCTACAACCTTCACTCGCTTGGCATCCAGGCCATCATTGGGGCTAACGAGATGAAGATCGTGGACGAATCCCTCCAGGACGGTAAGGCCCGAACCCAACCAACCCAGACCCAGACCGTTCAGGGAGGCACTAAGATATGAGCATATCCCTAACCGAAGCCAGTAAACTCGCCACCGACATCCTTTTGAAGGGGATCATCGAGACGGTGGTCAAGGACAGCCCCATCTTGGAACGGCTGCCCTTCATTCAAATCACAGGCAACAGCCTGAAATACAACCGGGAGAAGACCCTTCCCACCGTCGGATGGTACGCCCCGGTCACCGGTACCTGGACACAGTCCGAGCCGGCTTTCGAGCAGTGCTCGGCCAGCCTGTGCGTCCTCGGCGGAGACGCCGATGTCGACAACTTCCTTAAGTCCACCCGCTCCAATATCCAGGACCTCGAGGCTGCCGTCATCGAGCAGAAGGCCAAAGCCATGAGGCACGAGTTTGAGAACTGTTTCCTGAACGGCGACACCGGCTCCGATGCCAACCAGTTCAACGGGCTCTATAAGACCCTCAAGGGCACAGCCTGGGCTGCCAGTACCGCCTATGCCCTGGGCGACTTCGTCGTGCCTACCGCCGGCCTCGAGAATGGATTCCGCTACGAGTGCACTACCGCCGGCACGTCAGGTGGCTCAGCCCCCACCTGGCCCACCACCGAAGGCGCTACCGTCAACGATAACACCGTTGTCTGGACTTGCCGACTCGGCAGCCATCTCGGCTCGGGAGCCAACGGCGGCACGCTCTCCCTCACCAGCATCGACAAGCTAATCGACCTCGTCCGGGGCGGCAAGCCCGACTTGCTCCTGATGAGCCGGCGCTCCCGACGGAAGATCCAGAACCTGGCCAGAGCAGCCGGCACCAACCTCTTAATCGGTGAGGGCAAGCTCGGCGAGGTCGTCGAGTATTATAACGGCATACCCGTTGCCATCTCCGACTGGGTCAAGGACAACTACGTCGTCGGCACGTCCTCGGATTGTTCAGCTATCTTCGCCCTCCAGATGGGAGAGGGCGCCGTCTGCGGCCTGTCTAGCCCCGAGATGATTCAGGTCGAACGCCTCGGGTCCCTGGAGACCAAGGACGCCTCACGTACCCGCATAAAGTGGTACGTCAGCATGGCCGACTTCTCCATTGTCAAAGCCGCCATGCTCACAGGAGTGAGAGACTAATGACTGAGCCAGGCTGGATTGTCATTGCGAGGCACGAAGTGCCGCGGCAATCCCCTGGCACTGACTCTTCTACCTCCTTCCGGGGGAGGGAGCGGCACCTCCCTCCCTCCCCCTCGTCATTGCGAGGAGCGCAGCGACGTGGCAATCTCGTGAGGACTGAGAAATGAACCTAACCGAAATGAGAGCCAGGGTCCGTGAGGACCTGCAGGACACCGA